AGCTATCTGTGAGAACAGCTAAGAAAGGTGGAATGCCACCAGCAACAAAATATAAAAAGTATTTAAAAAGTTTGAAGAAAATGCAAACAGCTCCACTATCAGGAATGTCTACAACACTTCCACCTAAAACAGCAAGATTATTAAGTAACTTGCAATTTGTTTATAAGGATAGAGGAAAATCTAAAAAATTTGCAAGCTTTATAAAAAAATACAATAAAACTGTAGGAGTATTTCCTTATATGAAAGGAAAAACAAAAGCATCAACTGCTATGGGTAAGCCTTCTACATTTTTACAAAGAAAAATGATGTTAGGAGTTGGAAAACCTTCAGCTGCCACTTCTACATTTTTAAAAAGAAGAAGACAATTAAGTACTGCAGGAGCAGTTGGAAAAACATTACTTAAAAGAACAGGACTGGGTAAAGCGGTTTTAGCTGCTACAGCGGTGGCAGGAGCTTATGAAGCAGGAAAGAAGAACTTACTTAGTAAAAAGAAAGTACAAAAGAAAGCAACAGGTGGGGAAATCATTATCGGCAGAGGTGTTGATATGGATTTATTGTAATGAATTATGGCGACATCAGGAACAACAGCATTCGATCTCGATATAGACGAGATAATTCAAGAAGGCTACGAAAGAATCGGCCTTAACACCAATAGCGGTTACGATCTTAAAACTGCTAGAAGAAGTCTAAATATTTTATTTTCAGAATGGGGAAACAGAGGAGTTCACTTATGGAAAGTGGCTTTGAAACACCAAGCTTTAGCAGCAGGAACTAGAGAATATACAGCGGATACTGATTGTAGTGTCATTTTAGAAGCATATATTTCTACAACAGATTCTATTACAACAGATACTCAAGATGTTGCTTTAACTAAAATTTCTAGATCTGAGTATGCATCTACCCCTAATAAAGGATCACAAGGACAACCTTCTCAATATTATGTTAGTAGAGTTCAACCACCTGTAATTACTTTATTCCAAACACCGGATGCGAGTACCTACACTTATTTAAAATATTATTATGTTAAAAAATTACAAGATGCAACGGCTTATTCCGATCAGCAAGCTGATGTTGTTTATAGATTTCAACCTGCAATGTGTGCAGGCTTAGCTTACTACTTATCTCAAAAAAAAGCACCCGAAAGAGTAGAGATGTTAAAAATAGCTTATGAAGATGAACTCAACAGAGCTTTAGTAGAAGACGGTCAGAGAACTTCAGTCTTTATAGCTCCTAAAGATTACTTTCCGGCAGGTATCTAATGGGTAAATATGCAAGTGGAAAATATGCATTAGCCATTTCAGATAGATCGGGAATGCAATTTCCTTACAGAGAAATGGTATTTGAATGGACTGGAGCTTTTGTTCATATTAGTGAATGGGAAGCTAAACAACCTCAAATCAATCCTAAATTAATTAGTGCAGATCCTGTAGCTTTAAGAAATCCAAGACCTTTGCATCGTAGTGGTATTTTGGTACAATTAGATCCAGCAGCGTGGTTTACGATTAATGGTAATATTAATCCTATACCTAGTGAAGCTGCTAGTGAATCAGGAAGCATGATGCCTCCTGAAACAGCTAATGAAGCAAATAAAAAAAGACAGGCTAGAATGTCTGTTGGAAATGTAGTGGTAGCAATAACATGACGTATACTGAACTATTAGCAAAATTAAGAAATTATACCGAAGTAGATAGTTCGGTTTTAACTGATTCTATTTTAAATGGTTTTATCCAAGATACGGAATTTAAAATATTTAGAGAAGTAGATGCTGATTATTCTAGAAAATATCAAACTTCTACTACTTCAGCAGGTAAAAGGTTTGTCGCTTTACCAACAGACCTTTATTATATTAGATCCGTCCAAGTTACATCAGGAACGGATAGAGTGTTTTTAGAAAAAAGGGATAATAGCTTTATAGCTGAATTTTATCCATCTACTACTGCTACTGCAGCAGTACCAAAGTATTATGCTAATTGGGATAAAGAGAATATTTTGTTGGCTCCTACACCAACAGGTGCTCTTACTATCCAAATAGCTTATGTATTTACTCCAGAGCAATTAAGCTCTTCGAATGCGACTACGACTATATCTACAGAAGCCCCTAACCTTTTATTATATGGCTGTTTAACAGAATGCTATGGCTATTTAAAAGGACCCCTGGATATGTACAAACTGTATCAAGAGAAGTATAATGAAGCTATACAAGCTTATGCTCTAGAGCAAATGGGCAAAAGACTTAGAGATAACTACGATTTTGGTGTACCGCGTATCAAAGTACCATCACCATCACCGTAAAAAATTAAATTATGAGGAGAATATAATGGCAATAGCACAAGCAATATGTAATGCATTTAAAAAGCAATTACTAGAAGGAGACGCAAACTTCACCCAAACAACTGGTGATAAATTTAAATTAGCTTTGTATCAAGATACAGCTAACTTAAGCGCAGCTACTACTTCGTTTACCACAACAGGACAATCAACTGATACTGGAAGCGGAGATTATTCATCAGGGGGAAAAAACCTTGCTGTCGGTAGTCAACAAACATCTGTAGCATCAGGTGTAGCAATTGTAGATTTCGCAGATCTTTCTTTTACTGGAGTTACTTTAACTGCAAGAGGAGCGCTAATTTATAATACATCATCAGCAGTAACTAATGCAGCAGTAGCTGTCTTAGACTTTGGTGGTAATAAAACAGCAACAGCAGGAACTTTTACAATACAATTCCCAGCTTTTACAACTTCTGCAGCTATATTAAGAATTAGCTAAGGAGGTTTTAAATGGCAGGTGCACCATCGGGTTGGGGTTCAAATGCCTGGGGAGAACAATTTTGGGAAGATAATGGAATTGTTCTAGACTATGGTGCATGGGGTTCATTAGTTCAAGGCTTTGGTGACGGAGTTTGGGGTAATGGAGTTCAGCTTACCGCTTTATCTACAAGTACAGGAAGTGCAATTGCATCTATTTCTATAGATGTAGCACTTACTGGAGAATCTTTAACAACTTCAATTGGAACTGAAACTGTAACAGCCGACGCTAATGTTACACTTACAGGAGAAGCTTTAACAGGAACATTAGGAAATGAATCAGTTGATCTTAATGTTATTGTTTCTGTAACTGGACAATCTTTAACCGGAGCAATTGGAACCGAAACTGTTACTGCTGATGCAAATGTAACAGCTACGGGAGAAGCTTTAACAAGTGCTGAAGGGGATGTAATTGGTGGTGGAAATGCTTTAGCAGAACCATCTGGAATAGCCTTAACAGGTTCGCTTGGAAATGAATCAGTAACGGCTGATGCAAATGTTACTCTTACAGGTGAATCTTTAACAAGTGCCGTAGGTACTGCAGATGCAGTATCCGTAGCTGAAGTCACAGGACAGGCTTTAACTGGAGCCCTTGGAAATGAAGGAACTTCTGCAGATGCTAATGTAAGTCCGACTGGAATAGCTTTAACAGGTGCTTTAGGCACTGTAGATGCGGTTTCTGTAGCTGAAGTCACAGGACAGGCTTTAACTGGATCATTAGGAAATGCTGATGTAGACGATCAAGTAGTAGGATTAACTGGCATAGGAATGACAGCGACCCTACAAAATGTTAAAATATCTGCATGGTCGCCGGTAAATCCAAATGTTACTAACAGTTGGACTGAAGTAGATCCAGACGTAACTAATACATGGACCGAAGTTGACACTGCGGCTTAACAAAATTATAATGGTTAGGAGATAAATTATGCCATCGACTTATACAAGTTTAGGAACAGAACTAATGATCACCGGAGAAAAATCCGGTCAATGGGGTACTATTACTAATACCAACCTTCAAATTTTAGAACAAATTGCAAGTGGTTATGTAGCTCAAGCATTAACTGATAGTTCAACTTTAGCTTTAGCTAAAAATAGTGGTACAACAGGTGCAACGCTTGCAACAAGAGTTTGGAAATTAACTGGAGCTTTAACTGGATCAGGAACCATCGTTACTGTTCCCGATAGCACAGAAAATTGGTGGATTGTTCATAATGCTTCAACGGGTGCTCACGCAGTACAAGTTAAAACAGCAACTGGAACAGGACCTAGTTTTTCTACTACAGATAAAGGACATAAAATTTTATATTCCGATGGGACAAATGTGGTGGATGTCTTAGCAGATTTATCAAGTATTACTTTAAAAACACAAAACCAAATTAACTTTGAAGACGACACAGGCGGAGAATATGTAGCTGTAAAAGCTCCTACAGGAGTAAGTACTTACACAATTCAGCTACCCGCTTCAGCTCCAGCCACAAATGGCTTAGCTTTAACTGCCACAACAGCAGGGGTTGCTTCATGGTCAAGTGCGGGAATAACAACCGGGAAGGCTATTGCGATGGCCATGATTTTCGGTTAAAATGGAGACATTATGGCAAATCCAAATATAGTAAGTGTAACAGGAATAACAGCCGGAACTTTAGGATGGAATCTACCTACAGGTGGATTAGTTAATTTAATTGATCCTGATACTGGTTATCTTTTAAAAATTAATAGAATTGTAGTCGCGAATGTTGATGGCACAAATGCAGCGGATGTTGATGTAGCAATTGTTACAGCCGCACAAACTTTTACAAATACAACAGTCACAGGAGCAGACGCAACTACTTATTTAGCAAAAACAATTTCAGTACCAGCGGATGCATCTTTGGTAATTTCTGATACTCCTATTTATCTAAGAGAAGGAGACAACTTACAAGCACAAGCTAGTGCATCTGGAGATTTAGATCTTACAATTACATTTGAATTACTGACAGACGCGTAGGAGGTTTAAATTATGGCGCAAGGAAATGGCGGAATAATTGGACCTGTTAATACGATTTCGGCTGGTAAAAATAAAGTTACATCAATCACATCAACTGGACCTACCAGTCCTGCTTTAGCGGCAACACAACCAGGCACAAGACTAATTAATACATTAGTAGTAGCGGGCGGTGGAGCCGGAGCAACAGATCTTGGTGGTGGAGGAGGGGCTGGTGGTGTTTTACAAACTAATTGTATACCTGTAGGTGGAGATGTTGC